TGTATCCATCCTTACTTTGGCGGTGGATAAAAAATGATAGATGCTCGCCTCGTATTCTAAAGTGCTAAAATGGATACGACGGAAATGACCAAAGAAAAAACCCGCGAGAAAGAATTTGGTGCGATGAAGCGTATCGACAATACGATATACTTTTCGGACCGTATCAATTACGAGACCGCACATCATCTCAATATTCTATTGAAGCAATGTGAGCAAGATATTCTTGACGATGTCAAGGACGCCGAAGACTATATTAAAAAGAGTAAATTGCGCAACGTGAATATTTCTACCGATCCGAAACCTATCGTGCTGATTCTTACAACGCACGGTGGTCTCGTTCACGCCGCGTTTTCTGTTGTTGATACAATCCAATCTCTTCGCGTACCGGTAAATACCGTTGTTAGCGGTTATGTCGCGTCCGCCGGTACGCTGATTTCACTTGCCGGTACTAAGCGATTCATAACTCCCAACAGTTTCATGATGATTCACGAAATTCGTAGCGGATTTTGGGGCCGCTACAGTGATACGCGTGTGGAATACGAAAATATTACAAAATTAATGGAACATGTGACAAAGTACTATATGGAAAAAACTAAGATTACGAAGGAAAAACTTACGGAAATGTTGCGTGCGGATAACGATCTAAACGCAACAGAATGTTTGGAACTCGGCTTAGTTCATAAAATCGAATGATTACGCGATTTCCAGAGGCCGGCGAGATAACTCCGGTTCAATAGTACTCTGGAGCCACGGGCTGACTACGACCTGAGGATTTGGCGGCTCCGAGCGCAGGTCCCAGCTCGAGTTACGGAGGCTCTGGCCTACCGTATTGACACCGATCAGCGCACCGGCGTTTAGGAAATTCTTACCGGCGATATCACCGGCGGCCATCGGATTGACCTGCGCCCACTTGGAGTTCGGATCGTTCGGCAGGAGTTCCTGGGGAGCGAGCTGATTCTTAGGGTAGCAATTGGCAGGACGCTCGGCTCCCGCGAACGGCATCGGACTCGGGTTGAGGTTCTGGAAACCCTCCGTAGCGCTTTTCGGCGTCATAGGGCTTACCGTCTCACCGTCATTGGAGTTGTTGTGCGCATTCGCCATGACCCGCTCGGCATCCACATTTCCCGCATTCCCAAAGTTGCCGGCATTCTCGCCATTCATCGACGCCGGCGCATTCGTAAATGTTACATCACCGTTGTTGTCAAAACCCTCATATCTCTTACTACGTAAAAGACCATAGAATGTGGGATCAATCATGTAAAATACACCCAGTGCGATCGCTACGACCAGAACGGCCAAGGTTAAATTCCGGGCGAGCGCCATATCTTTATCTATTTGCGAGTGTAGTATTTTTTTTTGGGCGACGCTCATTTATCATCCTCATCATCGCTCATCCATTCCGAGAAGGCGGTTTCCGAATCGGATGGATCATATTTCGCAAAAAACGCTTCCGCCATCTGCTCTGCGTCATCTTTGGCCCTCGCGGCAAGTCGGAACGCTTCGCGAACTCGTTCCTTCTCCATCAACTTTTCGCGCTCGACAACCGCCGGGTCTCTTAGTTGAATCTCTCCCGCCACAACATCGCCAATATCTGTCACTTCTTCCATATCCTCACGAGGCGCGAACCAATCAAAATCAATCTGCGTTTCGCGAATCGGTTCCAGGAACTTGACATCAAAATACGGACGAATCGTTGACCGGGTAATTGAGATTCCAACTAAGACGAGATCCACCCAACACGGAATTGTACCATGGTCGCCAATCGTAGTATTTATTTGCGTATATTCACTTTGCTTCGCTACACCGTCCAAAATAACAAATCCCCAATTCGGAGTGATCGCTTGTAGCGATTCCATGGACGGCGGAACCTTGAACATCTGGGTATTCTTCGCCATCTCCGCTAGCAGTCTCGCTTGTAATTCCATAAATTTAGGCTGGTACTGAAGATCGGGTACTACGCCGTCCGAATTCATCATCATTCGCACATGTAAGCGAACCGGCTCACGTAAGGAAATATAAAATCCGGACGTTCCTTGTATATCTTGACGAACCGGCGCTTCCAACATTCTCTTCCTGGGTGCGATATGCGTTCTTGAAAAAGTCCGCAACCCCTGACAAATGTCGGAAGAACGAGACCGCTACACCGAAGCAACCCACGATCTCGCGTCGCATCTCGGAGATAAAATCATGGCCGTGCTACGAACTCCGGAAAATCAGGCGCGTCTTCAGACGCTACTTGACCCTATCGTTAGTCATATTATCAATCGCGTATTCCCGTATATTTTACTCTCGGCGATACTGTTTCTTATTCTCTTTATACTGACGATCGGAACATTCCTAATGGTTATGCGTACTACCGGAAGCGTAAGCGTCAAACTAACCGAGACGTAGTTGTTCGTATTCAACGGCCGTGAGTTCCGTTAATACATCCTTCCGAAAGGCGTCCAACGCCTCTGTTTCCTTTGGAACTTCGCCTACGGACCATCGTTCCCATTGTTTAGTTCCCATTAGCGATTCTGGCGTTTCTTCCGTTCCCTGTAGTATAGCCATCGCTTTCATATAGAGTGGAAGATTCTTCGTTCCGAGTTTTTCGACCGTTTTCTCTATCGATCCCCGATACTTGATAGCCCAAAACGCCGATTTATACTGCATAGATTTGATACCCGCAGTATAATCGCAACCCATAAGTACGCACATTTCAAGAAACTGGCGATAATCGAATTCAATCGCCGTCAGAATTGCCGATAAGTTGTACTGTTTCCATCCGGAATGGTCGCCCGGTAGCGCGTAATCGTCCGGTACTAACAGTGTTTCTACACCGCGCGCTATCAAATCTAAATCGTTGCTCATAATGGCTACAAATTCTCCGCGTTTTGCGAAATAGGACAGTACATTGTCTGCTTCACCCGTCGCGTTTAGAAATAGCACACCGCACGCGTAGAAGAATCGTTTCGCCTGATCTCGCTCTTCCGACGTGAGATACGACGAGTTGTGTTCAAGTACATTGATTTCTTTCGTTACAATTGATTTCTGTGCCTCCGACATCGGTACATGGGATAATTCCTCCGTGAGAACTTTCTTCTTGATATCGGACTCCGCACGTAGGGTTGCGCGTTGTTTCAAGGCTTCGCGCTTCTCTTCAGGCGGTTTTCCGTCAAATATTGGTACCGGAATTATACCGAACTGTCGGAATCGTGCGATAAGTCTTGCTAAATACAGGAATACCGATTGGTGATTTGCTTTAGTTTTATAAAGAAAGCCAAGAATATCGATACCGATTTTCTTGCCTTTGAACGTCGCCCATACGGGCTCTTTTATTGTATGTGATGCGGCCCACCGTAAGAATCCGGTCAGTCCGCGTACGCCCATATCGGGAAAAGTACCAACCCCTATTCAGCGTCTAGTAGTCTTCATTTTTTGGCAGTTTATGTTTCATATTTGGCGGCGAAATTTTCAGATTTCGCATCGCTTTGAGAAAATTATTCGTGGTGAGTTCGTTGGCGTCCGATTCCTTCGCGTAGTCAATAAGGAATTCTATAAATCCGTCTTTGTGTTCATCAGAGATTGAGTTGTTCTTTGTCTCGTTGAGTGGATACGGGAAATTACGTAATACCTCGTTGGTCGCGTTCTTATCTAAATATCTCGCGGCAAGTTTTCCGAGGAAATGGAGATAATCGCGTTCGGTCGGAAACCTAGTTTTAAAATTTTCATTTGTACGTCTTGAATTTCCAACAAGTCGAATAATCATATTACGAATTGCTTTGCGCGTTTTCCGCAGACGATTGGTGTCGGGTTTGTTCGCATTCGGTTTATTACGGCGCGTGCCGAAGCCTATCCCGATACTTTTTTTCGAGACGCTGGCTGTTGTTGGTCTCGGAGGACGTTCCATTCTTAATCTAGTATCTTATTTTATTCGCTCTTACCCTGAAACGGTCATACGTAGGCTCAACCGCTCGGATGTAACTTTATGACTCCGAAGACGATTCAGTTCAGGTTCGGTCAAACGACATAGGATATTGTATCGTTCTTCTGTATTAATACCATTGCCGAATATCCATAGAAATTCAATATGAGGAGCTAGCGCGGCCTTTAAAATATAGTACGCGAATACATTGGTATTTTCTTCCCACGCGCCGGTTTGCCGTGCGAGTATTTGCGTCGCCTGATAGTCCTGCCACTGTCGCTGTTTTTTCCACGGAACATTGTGCCATCCGCACCATAGCCACTCGGCGTATAATTCTGTCCAGGCTTCGAATAAATGGGGCATAGTTTTTCCGCCTTCTAATCCCCAGCAGGGCAACGGAGTCTCAGGCATTTTCCAATCCCATCCCATTGCGTGTATGATTTCGTGAAGAATAACGCGGTCGTATTCTTCTTTACGATACACATAAATCGCATTGGAACCTGGGATAGTCCATCCGCCATTGACATTGCGCTTACTCGGCCATTCGCTGACTCCGAGTTGCCGCGGATCGTCGCGCCACCATAGGAAAACCGTGAAATTCCGCGGAGTTCCGAGCCAGACGAGAAGCTGATTGACTTCGTCGGCGATATCTGCTATAGTAGTCGGTTCTTGCGTAAAGAGTAAGAGTTTTCCACCACCGGTCAGGTCAATCGCGTATTGACGCGTATCCACCGCATCCATGAAACGCTGGATTTGTCCTTCGTCAAATCCGTTCGGTCGTACTTCATTTCTTACGAGGCGCTGCTCTTCGTTTGACAACGGTCTTGGTAACGGCTGCGACGGCGGCGTTGGTTGCGGCCTCGGTTGCCGCAATTCCTGAGAGACCTGGAACGCTGACTGATGCTGTGACTGCGACTGTGACTGCGACTGTACTTCCTGAACGCTCGCTCTCAGCAACTCCCACGCGCTCATTTGTAATGGTCGTCGGTTTTTCTACCGAACTATGTTGCCGAATCGTTTCGTACAGCGATAAAATACCCGCTTCCAGAGAGAGTGGTGTACGATAGGACGTATGTGGCTCTGCCGACGTCAGTGCTTTCATCGACTCCCAAAATACGTGGGGTTCCACCATAGTGTGCTGTCGCTGTAGCGCAGCCGCGCAACTATCTATGATTTCTGGGCCGGTTTGACACATACTCAGCGCCTGATACACGCGTCCGCGAATCCACGTGATGACATTGAGATTCGGCGCTTTTCCTGATCTGGCGTGCCGAATCAGCATCGCGACCATTTCGTCGTAATAATCTTGTACTCGGCGAGGCCACGCGGAAGGCACTCCGTCAGGAAAGAATTTGAGCAATTCCTCGGCGCGTTCTACACGTCCCTCCAACTTTTCCCACGCAACCGATGTTTTAAGCGTATCCGGAATCGGTAATGATTGCCAACACTTCAAGGACATACGTGGAACACGATACTGGACAAAAGCATCCTCTAAGAGCGCAAGCGGACCCGTCATCTCTCGCGCAGTTATCCATAGCATACCTGAGGCCTCGGGAGGTAGAATATACTGTTGTATAATCGCGCGTACGCGAATCGCCGCGGGCAGCGAAAGACTATGTGCGCGACGCAGAATCACTAACTTTCGCGACGATGCCCGTAATCCATTGAATACATCGCCACTAGAAAAGAAGGTCGTCAAAAGTTCGCCGATAATCTGCTTATCTTGCATCGAAAGATTCGGAATATCAATTTCAAAATGATACGGACTGGTGACGACGCGGGCTTCGTATCCGTCGCCGACCGTAAAAGTTCGCGTTTCCATCGGATATACGATTTTTCCTTTATGGGCTTCTTCAATCCACGCACGCGCTTGGCGTAACTTTCCCGTTCCGCTCGGACCTATAAAAAGCCACGGTATGTGTAACCGCTCCATTGTCTCTTTGAGTTAAAATGGAGTGGAACTGTTTAGACTTAGAGGTTCTACGAACTCGCTGCGAGTGTATCGCGTAGATTGCTCACGGCAATCGTACTCACGCTAACGGAAATCAGCGCCGCCGGAAGAATCACAAGTAATACGGTAGCCAACATAAACTGTATTAAATAATTGGGATTGTGCGCAAAGTGGTACAGCGCCAGCGAATACGCAGTAATCGACGCCGCGAAACTGAATACCGAAATAACCGTCAAGAGTTTCGTATTTTGCGCGGAATCCTTCGGAACCAGAGTTGAGAAGGTTGCTACAACCGTAGTAAATAACGCGACGCAGATCGCAATCGCGACATAATACGGCCAATTGGCGGAAGCCATTACTCTACTTACCTGTAAGTTTTTTCAAAGCACCCGCTACTTGATTCAGAGGCGCTTCCCACGAAACCGGAGTACCTGGAACATTGCTGATAATCACGACGATTCCACATAAGATAAGAAAAGTCACAACTATCGGCATTAAGAACCGACGGAAATATACGTCTTTGAGTTCGAACTCCATCTACACAATGAATTTATATTTCTTTACTATATTTAAGAATGGATAGCACATTTCAGTGTTCGCCAGCGCTTCATCGCCGGGCAGGAGAATCGTGTCTTCCGCCTGCTGCTCTTGAACGTTTACGACGTATATGGAATAAGGAGCATCCCGGTCATAAAATTACAGCGTCGGGAACTCGTAAAAATGGAAAATCGGTGAATCTCTGGCTGAAACTCAAAGAAGCGATGCGTAAGCATTACCACTGCGAAACGGAATTCTGTGCGGTCAAGAAAATGAAAGGACTCACTGAAAAGGAGAAAGCGCCGTTGCTCGCATATTTCCGACCGGAAAAACCCGCCGAATGGGATAAAAAACCGACGCTCTGGTTGGATAGTTTCAATATTGAAGATGTGATGAGTCAGTATGAACAGGCAGAGCCGATGTTTAAATTTATTGGACCCGTACCGATTGATTTTGATACGGAAAAAACGTTTGGATCGTGTATTGTGAATGAATTGTGTAAATTAGATATCAATGCGCTGAATACAAAAGGTATTCGGAAAATTGGAATCGTCTTTAATTTAGATAAACACGACGAGCCTGGTTCGCATTGGGTTTGCGCATTCATTGATATTGACGCAAAATCGGCCTATTATTTTGATTCGTACGGATACGAACCCGAAGCCGAAATTGTTCGCTTGCTGGAACGGTGTAAGGCACAGGGATGCGATAAAATCTATTACAACGATATTCGCCATCAACGAAAGGGCTCCGAATGCGGTATGTACTGCCTTTACGTAATTATTTGTCTATTACGTGGTAAGTCTTTCTATACAATTTGTAAAAATATTGTGGACGATGATACAATGAATACATTTCGGGATATTTTATACGCCGAGGAAAAACCTCGAAAAGAAGCCTTAGATGTCGCACTCAAGAAACTATGTATCTAGAATGTTCTTGAATTTCCAACATATCATATTTATGTTTGCTACGGTAATATAAAGAATGAATCATCTAACCCCTTTAGAAGAATGAGCGCACGCGGAAATGCCCCGACTTCCCAGTTTCTCAACGGGACCAACTATCAAAAAATCGTCGGATTTCTCCGCCAAGAATACGCCAAGAAAACTGGTTCGCCCGCTATTTCCAAACGTATGGATGAACGTCTTCAGAAGACCGTACAGCATTATATGACGGAGGTCGCACGATTACAGCCGGGTAAGGCCGCTGCGGTTCTGAATCAGGAAGTTCTTCGGGAAACTACGGCGTCTATGGATACGTGGCTCAAGCGCCAGGAATCCGCCGCCCCACCTACAACGACCACCGTAGGAGCATTTTCGCGTCCCGATGAATACAATCGTCTGTTTGAAGATACAGGAACGCGCTACGAGAATATGATGCTCGACCGAATGCCTCCGACCGCAGCAGTTCCGGTCGTACCCGATTTTCGGCAAACGAACGATGTACTCGAATCCGACGAAGATCCCGTGCTGCTCATGCAACGAATGCAAAAGCAGCGCGAAGCTCAGTCTCGTATGCTCGGTCTCGCCGGTCCTCCGCCGGTCGCGACGCCTCCTCGTCTAGAAATTAAAGAAGAGCCCGTACCGTCGGCTACGCAACCTATCGCTCCCCAGGCGGATGCTCCGCCGGCGTTGCTCGCGCCACGGCCGCAGGATTACATTATTCCGCAGGAAGCTATCGTCAAATATCGCGATACGGAAATCAATCTATTTATTACGAGTGCGGATCGCGACTGGTTCCGAAATACTGCTGAGAATCGCTACAATTTTACGGTGAATTTCAATACCGGTTCCAAGAAAATCGGATACGGATTTAATACATCCGTCCAAACTCGGTTGCGCAATATTCAACGTATTGAGTTTGTCAAGGCGATCGTACCTATTGAAGCGCTAACGCAGATTGTGCGCGTGGTAGGGACAACGACTAGCGAACCGTTCGTGACGAACTATGATACAGGTCGCGTGGTCAATGTCTTTTCCCTACCGTTCGTAGGAGTTCGTATCGATGAATTGGAGCCGAACGGATACAGTACGAAGCCCGAAGAAGATGCGACCTTTGCTATCGTTCAGTATGATACGACGTGGTCTTCCGATCT